CTATTAACAGAGGGATAACATGGCAGAATTCGATTTCGGCTTTACACTTGTAGATGAAGCAGAGCTAGATGTTGCAAAAGAAGTTGCTTCATCAACAGCAAGTGCAACTAACACACAAGATAAGCTTGACAAATTATATAACGCAATCACGCCACTACTTAACAATCTTAAGGCTAACCCTGAGAAAGAATATATTAAATGGCCTAATCGAGTAGATAAGGTTGAAGCATTCGAAGGACAAATATTAAAAATATATAAGGGTTAGGGGTGTACAAACGTCTAAAAGCATGTTATAATAGATGTATTAAAACGAATAAGGATATATTATGGTAAGACGAAAGATGAGTGAAGAGCAACGTGCAGCCGCTGCGGTCAATCTGGCTAAAGCAAGGGCAGCAAAGAAGCCTACAACCTATAAGAACATTGCATCTAATGTACTAGCATTAGCGGAAGACCATGTATTATCAATGGTGAATGTTAAGTTATATATTAAGTCCACCAAAATAAAACTTGCTGGATTACGTCAAGCGATTCATCGTAATGAACGAGGTGCGATTGCTAAGTATGAATCATCAAGAGTTTATAAGAATCATTGTGAAACATATCTGCGTGAAGGCGTATGGTCTCTAGATTTTTATGGTGAGAATGAAGAGAAACAAATGCATTGGCAAACTCTCTCGCCAGCTTATGATAATCAAGGGGTACAAAAATAATGGATGACATTAATAAGAAGTCTTTTTCAGGTTTAGTTGAAACATATGTTCGTACGCATAAAGATAGCAATTATATGGATGCAGTCATAGACGTGTGTGAGAACAACGAGATTGACCTTAGGGACAGTAAAAAACTTATCTCTAAGGAGATTATAGAACATGTAGAGTTCGAGGCAAAGCAACTCAACTTGTTAATTGGTGGAAACCCTACACATATGTTGCCTATATGAGGATGACGGGATATGAAGCATTTCAATTACACAACGCAGTTAATCTGCATTTCAACGGAACTTACGATTGTTTTAAGTATAATTTTAAAACAAATGTAACGGAACGAGCCTATTGGAAAAGACCTGATAAATTCCAATTATCTAAGATAGGTAAACGATTTAAAACTCGTGATGATATTACTTTATATTTTGCAGCGCATCAAGTTGCGGGCAATAAATATAGTAGTGATATGATACGTGACGAAGATACATATACAGCATTCTTGAAGAAGATAGATAGTATGTCTTATGTGTTTCGAAATGAATTAGAAGAAATTTCAGATGTAAAGTTTGATGAACTCTTGGCTATAGAAGATACTTATCCAAGAATTGTCCATCTTCATCTTGAAGGTGCAGTGTCTCTCGAGACATTGTGTATAATAAACCGCTTGACTGGGTTTATTAGTAAGGCGAACGAACAGATTACAGATACGATCCTGTGGCCTGATTTGTTTAAGAAGATATCTAAGTTTCAATCTTTCTTAAAGTTTGATGATAATAAAATGAAAAAAATTATTTTAGATATTTTTTAATAAAAGTATGTACATTTATCAAATCTATGATATAATATATACTGATACAAAGTAATACAAATTTATACTAATTTTTAACGGAGAGTAAAATATGTCTTTTGCAGACTTAAAAGCGAAAGCTAGTGACATGAGTTCACTAGTAGGTGCGGCTTCCAGCGCCACAACAAAGAAAACATTCGGTGATGACCGCATGTGGAAACCAACAGTAGATAAAGCAGGTAATGGTTATGCCGTTATTCGTTTCTTACCTACAGTCGAAGGTGATGATTTACCTTGGGCAAAATATTGGGACCACTTCTTCCAAGGACCAACTGGCCAATGGTATGTTGAGAAATCACTTACTACAATTGGTAAGGACGATCCTGTTTCAGAAATGAATTCAAAACTATGGAACACAGGTATTGAAGCTGATAAAGATACTGCTCGCAAACGCAAGCGTCGTCTTCATTATGTGTCAAATATCTATGTTGTATCTGACCCTGAAAATCGTGAGAACGAAGGTAAGGTCATGTTGTATACTTACGGTGCTAAAATCTTTGAGAAAATCATGGACTCTATGCAACCTAAGTATGAAGATGAATCACCTGTTAATCCTTTTGATATGTGGAAAGGTGCTAACTTCAAGATGAAGATTGCGAACGTAGCTGGTTACAGAAACTATGATCGTTCATCTTTTGGTGCTGTCGAAGTATTGAATGCAGATGATTCTGTATTAGAAGGTGTATACAACAAGCAGTATTCTCTTAAAGAGTTTACAGATCTTGATACATTTAAATCGTATAGCGAGCTTAACCTTAAGTTAACTCGTGTGTTAGGCGAAGAGCTTGTACAACGTAATGAGGCTGATTCATATGATGAACCTGAAGTTGCGCAAGATAATCGTACGGAAGAATCCTTTACAGCTCCAGCAGCTAAGGTTGAATCTGATACTGATGATACGATGAGTTACTTTGCTAAGTTAGCAGCAGAAGCTTAAGACTTATTAGTAGTGCTACGAACCCCTCTTTCTGAGGGGTTTTTTTACGCCCATAGTTCAGTGGATAGAACAACGGCCTTCTAAGCCGTAGGTCACAGGTTCGAATCCTGTTGGGCGTACCAATTAATACGCAGTAGCACCAAATCCAGCGCGAGCACCAGGTTTACCAAATCGTATTGACTCAGGCATAATGTTGTTTATAATCTGATTAACGTTACCGCCACTGTTAATAACACTCTGGCCACTTCCACTTCCACCTTTCATTGCATTGCCATCCCAGCCTTGTAATGCCCTCTGTAATATAGTGATACCATTACCCGCAGCTTGGAAATCTAATGGAGGTATACCAGCTAAACCTTTACCCGTTTCAATTTTAATTTTCCTTTGATGAATACCTGTGCCATGAGGATCATATGTTCCACCGTACATAGCAACATGTATTCCTTCTGTTCCTTGAACTAGGTCATGTGCAAATTTACTAAACTTAAATTGATCACCAGAGAAATTTAAATCGGCCATAGACTTCATTGCTTTTGCAAGTTTTTCCATTGCAGTTGCAGCTTTGCCAATTTCGGTAGACTTTTCACCAAGCGCAACAATTTCATCAAATGGTTTATTTTTATCAGCAGGGGCAAATAATGATGCAAGTCCTGCACCTAATTCTCCCCAAAACCCAGGTTTAGCACTAGACCAAGCATTTAAGCCTCTGGCAATATGTTCTAGGTTATCACCAAATCCCTTTGCTTCAATAGCATTCCAACTTGCAAAATCTATAGACTCAAAAGGTTTAACAACATCATCAAGAAGTTTTTCTAATCCAGTTCTGCCATCGTTTTCAAGTCCGAACATTCCTTTAATTGAATTCCAACCAGAAGAAAAGAAATTTGCAACTTTAGTTAATCCATCCACACCAAATAATGCAGCAAGGCCTATTCCTAAAGCAGCAACTCCTGTGCCAAGACTTGAGAAGTTTGTGCCATCAATATCATTGAAACCGTTAAGTCCTCCGCTAATATTATCTAACATTGTTTTTAAGCCAGATCCATCAACACCCATTGCGCTTAATATATCACCAATACCAGCTATGCCACCAACGAAGGCGCCAATACCTACACCAATTAAACCCATGCCTGTTGCAGCCGCACCAGCAACAACAACTCCGCCCGGAAGTGCACCAAGCACACCACCAACAGCCATGAGCGCAGCAAGACCGCCTAATTGAGCACCACTAAATGCGCTTAAACCATCTGCAATGTTTTGAGCTTGAGCTGCAAAATAATCGCCTTTGAATTTTGTAATATCACCGGAAGCGGCTATACCAGTCATAAATGCGCCAAGGCCTACACCAGCTGCTGCCATACCAACAGCTGCTTTACCAGCCACAAATGGTTTTTGTCCTCCTGCAGCACCAACAACCATTAAAGCACTTAACGCAGTAAAGGCTTTTGCATCCATACCAGCTAAATGATTAAATCCCGTTGTTAAATTTTTTGCTAATAATGGGAATGTTGCACCATCAAAATCTGTAAGTTCTCCGGGTGCCATTAATCCAGCCATGAACCCACCAAGACCAAGTCCAACGGCAGACATGCCTATTGCACCCTTTATAGATTTGCCTACCCCGAGAGTAGCACCAAATAAACCACCAGCAGCAACCATAGAGCCCATAACAACTAAGGCTTTATTATCCATGCCACCTATATGATTAAAACCGTCTTTAAGATTCTTTGCTTGTTCGGGAAAATTTTCACCACGGAATGCTTCAACACCTGACCAGACCATCATGCCGCTCATAAAACCGCCAAGCCCTAAACCAATAGCTGCCATACCGGCGGCGCCTTTGGCTGCTTTAGCTAAACTTCCACCGCCAGATTTAGGTACCTTGTCTTTTTTATCTTTATCTTTATCTTTTTCGCGGGCGTTTTCTGCATCATCGCCTCGCTTTTGTTTCATTAGGTCATAAATTTCTTCTAGCGCTTCGTACAGGCTATCCTGTCTACCTCTAGTAGCTGGTTTGTTTTCGTCCTCGGCTTGACCAACCCTACCTTTATCGATAAGTGTTTTTGCTTGACCAGCTATAAACCTTCGTTGAAAGTCCTGACCATCAGATAATACTTCACCTGCGGTATTACCGGTCTCTTCCGCAGCAACAGCCATTCTTTCTTGACGGTCGAGGGCCTCCCGGTCACGGATCATATCTTTTTTATTAGCTTTGTTAAGTTGTCTTAACTCCGCAACTACCTGTTGCAGTATTGCTGTTTGGTCTTTAGCCATGCTTGCTATCTTCCCTATTTCGTTCTTCGATCCAATTAGTCAAAAGGGTAACGTATATTTCCCTTTCCCATGGCAACATATTATCCAGATCTTCTAACTGGAAATTATGTTGGTGCATTAACGCAAAATTTGTTTTATAATGCGATACTACTGAATCATGTGAAAGGGCTACTGAAAAAAATCAGCTAGACCCTTAAGCTCCCGTTCGTTCTTTTCTTTACATTTCTTACATACAAACTCTATATCATAACTAGTGTATGGAGTTTTAACAAGAACTGACATACATAAATTAAATTGTGCTGAGGTTAAACTTTCAACAAACTCTAATACCTCTTCAAACGGGGTATCAGCCATACTAATAGTATCTTCACCGTGGTATAAAGTGCCAATAGATTTAGCAACCATATGAATAATAGCTT